AGAAAAGATAATGGAATTAAAATACAACGAAATAATTGGTGCAATTGTAAAACCAGATGATACTGTCGCTACACAAGCAGAGATATTGGAATGGGCTGCAGAAAATCCAATGCCAATAGAAGAACCAAAAAAACAGAACACAGCACTTCTAGAAGAAGTGATTGAAACATTTAAAAAAAGAGGATAGACTAACCCAATGGCTGAAATAGACAAATCATTACCCAATCAAAAAACAACTGTTGAAGTTCCTGGAGAAGTAGAAATCCAAGAAGCAATCAAAGAAAACGTCGAAGAAATTCAAACTGAAGGTGGACCAGTTGAAATAGAAATGACAGAAGAAGGTGGAGCAGAAGTTTCATTCGACCCCTCTGCTGCAGCTAAAGAAGGTGGTGAAGACCATTTTGAAAACTTAGCAGAATTTTTAGGTGAAGAAGTTTTAGATCCATTAGGTTCAAAACTAATAGAACAATACAATGATTACAAAGAGTCTCGTGGAGACTGGGAACAATCTTACAGAGAAGGTTTAGAACTATTAGGTTTTAAATATGAAAAAAGAACTGAACCTTTTAAAAATGCATCAGGAGTTAATCACCCTGTACTTGCTGAAGCAGTAACTCAATTTCAAGCACAAGCTTACAAAGAATTATTACCAAGTGATGGACCTGTTAGAACTCAAATTATGGGTGATGCAACGGTTGAAAAAGAAGAACAATCAAAACGTGTTAAAGATTTTATGAACTATCAAATTATGGATCAGATGAAAGAATATGAACCAGAGTTTGATCAAATGTTATTTTTTCTACCCCTGTCCGGATCTACCTTTAAGAAAATTTATTATGATGATCTTTTAGGTAGAGCGGTTTCTAAATTTATCCCAGCGGAAGATTTAGTAGTTCCTTATTCTGCAACTTCATTAGATGATGCAGAAGCTGTAATTCATATAATCAGAATGTCTGAAAATGAATTAAAGAAACAACAGGTAGCAGGTTTTTATAGAGATATAGAACTAGGAACACCTCCAGTTACACAAAATCAATTACAAGATAAAAAATTAGAACTTGAAGGAATTTCTAAAGATGGTCAAGAAGATCAATTCGTTCTTTATGAAATGCATTTAGATTTAGACCTAGAAGGTTATGAAGATGTGAAAGAAGATGGTGAGCCCACTGGAATTAAACTTCCATACGTTGTTACAGTTTTAGAATCTAATAATAAAATTTTATCTATTACAAGAAACTACAAAGCAGAAGATCCATTAAAGAAAAAAATAAATTACTTTGTACAATTTAAATTTTTACCAGGAACTGGTTTCTATGGTTTTGGTTTAATTCATATGATTGGTGGTTTAACAAGAACTGCAACTTCAGCTTTAAGACAATTATTAGATGCAGGAACTTTAGCAAACTTACCTTCAGGATTTAAGTCTCGTGGTATTAGAGTTAGAGATGATGCACAACCTTTACAACCTGGTGAGTTCAGAGATGTAGACGCACCTGGTGGAAATATTAAAGATCAGTTTATGACTTTACCTTTTAAAGGACCAGACCAAACATTACTTCAATTGATGGGAATTGTAGTGAACGCCGGCCAACGATTCGCGAGCATCGCAGACTCACAAGTGGGTGATATGAATCAAGCCGCTGCTGTTGGAACGACGGTCGCGTTATTGGAGCGTGGATCGCGGGTAATGTCAGCGATACATAAAAGATTATATGTTGGATTAAAACAAGAATTTAAATTATTAGCAGAAGTATTTAAAAGTTACTTACCGGCAGAATATCCTTATGATGTTCCAGGAGCGAGTAGGAATGTTAAAGTTTCAGATTTTGATGAAAGAGTAGATATATTACCTGTAGCAGATCCAAACATCTTCTCACAGACGCAAAGAATATCGTTAGCTCAATCTCAATTACAACTAGCGCAATCGAATCCTCGAATACATAATTTGTATCAAGCATACAGATCTATGTATGATGCGCTGGGAGTTAAAAACATTAATGCAATTCTACCTCCACCGGCCCAACCAATGCCAATGGACCCTGCATTAGAACATATTATGGCAATGAGTATGAAACCTTATCAAGCGTTTCCTGGTCAAGACCACAAAGCTCACATTGATTCGCATTTAAACTTTATGAGACTAAATCAAACTCAAAATAATCCAGGAGCAATGGCTGCTTTACAAAAAAATATTTTAGAACACATTAGTTTAATGTCTCAAGAGCAAGTTCAATTAGAATTTGTTGAAGAATTACAAGAAGTACAAATGATTCAACAACAAATGCAAGCAATGGGTGCACAAAATCCTGCTATGTCACAAAATATGATGCAAAATCCACAAGTAATGCAGGCACAACAAAGACTTCAACAAATTACAAATCAAATTGAGTCTAGAAAAGCTCAATTAATTGCTGAAATGCAAGAAGACTACGCTAAAGAAGAAGAAAAAATTATGGGTGAGTATGGTGGAGACCCATTACTTAGACTAAAAGGTAGAGAATTAGACCTTAGAGCACAAGACAATCAAAGAAAAGAAGAAGAAGGTGAAGAAAGATTGAATCTTGATAAGATGAAAGCAATGATGAACCAACAAAACAAAGAAGATGAGTTGGAACAAGAGGCAGATCTAGCAGGATTACGTGCTGGAGTGACACTTGCAAAGCAATCGATGGCTGACCAAAGTAAAATTCACGATTTTGGTAGAAACTTCGGTAAAAAATATATATAATTAAAAATTAAGGAGAAAAATATGAGTAAAGATTGGATGAAAGGTCAAACTTACACTAAAGCACCTAAAATTGAAAAATGTTTAGGCGTTGGTAAAGATGGCTATCAAACAGGCGGTATTACTATCGAAGCGACTGACCCTAATAAAACACAAACTGTGGATGTTAAGGGAACTAGACGAATGAGAGCTGATAAAAAACCTGTTAAGGCTAAATGGTATTAAGCTATGTGGTTATCGGCAATTAAATTAGCCGTTTCTGCAGGCAGTCACATTTATAAAAAGAAACAAGAAACAAAAATGGCTATGGCTGACGCGCAGTATATGCACGCTCAAAAAATGGCTCAAGGTCAAGAGGCTTACCAAGGTAAGCTTTTAGAATCAAGAGATTCAGATTGGAAGGACGAGGCAGTTTTATTAATTCTCTCGGCGCCAATAGCAATTCTTGCATATGCAGTTATATCAGATGACCCAACTGCAATGGATAAAGTAAATATTTTCTTTGAACATTTCTCAGCACTACCAAGTTGGTTTACTAATTTGTGGATACTTGTAGTCGCATCGATTTATGGTATAAAGGGAACACAAATTTTCAGAAATGGAAATAACAAAAACAATTAGGAGATAAAAATATGGCAAATTCAAGATATAATACTCAAGTTGCACAACCAAGAACTGGCACTAGAGTAAAAAGAGCAATGGGTGGAATGTCACAAGCTAGAAAAGATATGGCTGATGGCTTCTACAAAGATGATATGGGTATGAGAGGTGGAGCAATGTATAAAAAAGGTGGCAAGGTTAAAAAGAAAAAAATACCTACTGGAAAAAAAGGCAAAGGTATAAAAGCTTTAAAAAATAAAGCACCACAAGTTGCTAAAGCAATGGGTTATAAAAAAGGTGGTAAAGCATAATGGCAAAACCTGGACTCTACGCGAACATTCACGCAAAGCGTAAAAGAATTAAGGCAGGCTCAAAAGAGAAGATGAGAAAAGTTGGATCTAAAGGAGCACCTACTAAAAAACAATTTAAACAAGCTGCAAAAACTGCTAAGAAAAAATAATGGCAAAAGAAAAGAAATTAACTCCAGCACAAAAGTATAATCAACTTAAAAGACAAACTGAATCTGCTGGTATGAAAGTTAAAGAAGTTGATGGTAAGATTGTGGTTATTAGAAAAAAGAAAAAATAATGGCAACCGCCGCTTGGACTAGAAAAGAAGGTAAGTCTGCATCAGGTGGATTAAATAAAAAAGGTGTTGCATCTTATAGAGCAGCTAATCCTGGATCAAAATTAAAAACAGCAGTCACTACTAAACCATCAAAATTAAAATCAGGATCCAAAGCTGCAAAAAGACGTAAATCATTTTGTGCTAGAATGTCTGGAATGAAAAAGAAATTAACTTCTGCTAAGACTGCAAGGGATCCAGATTCAAGAATAAACAAGTCACTTAGAAAATGGAATTGCTAATGATTAAAAATTTTAAAGACATAGTTATATTATTAATAACAAGTGGTGTTTTAATTTTATTAGGTATCATTATTATTGGAGACTATTGGGTAGCTGTTAAAGAAGATAGACCCAT